AACCTGGGCTCTAGCGCCTGCGTCACCACCGGACTGCGTATCTATAGAGTTTAGAAGATCCTGCTGCGCCAGGTTAATTAGAAAATCATCGTCAAATTTTCCTACGCTAGGAACGTCGGGTAAAACCATAGATAGGAGTTGGTCGTCACTGAGTGTTTCTAATGCTTTCTCTGTCACTACAATAACCCCGCTGCTTTTAATTTTGCGCGTAACTCTGGGTCACGCTTAGCTCTTTCTTTTAACACATCAAGGGCTTCATCGCTAGTCAAGCCAGGCGAGGAAGATGCTTTGGTGTCCCTTAATGTTCTATCAAATGCTTTGCCAGCACTAGACTTCATTGCCTCAAAAGCATTATTCCTGCGCTCTCTCTTTGACGCCTGGGTCTCTACTGAGTCACCAAACCTAGGCACATATAGCTCCATCGCCATATCAACCTCAGCCTCTGGAATAGCCGCACCAGACTCATCTCTTAACTGTGCCATAGTAAAGTCTTTGGCAGCATCTCTAAAGATCTGGTATTTACCCGACGCCATAGCATTCTCAGCTATGTCTGGGATAAAGGGAGCCAGCTCTACAAACTGATCCCTGGCGTTTAGCGGGCTGAACCCAGAGTCCATTAAATCATTTATGGTTTTCATTTGCTTCATCATACGGAAAGCATATTTTGCAGAGTCTTCTTGCTGCGCTGTAAAGACGCTCTTCTCTTTCTCGGTACCGCCAACAACCGCAGAAGCAGTGGGCGTCGAAACTTGCTGCACGCTAGGCGGCCTTGTGGTCGAACGCTGCATCTCTTCAAGAGTTAATAATGGCATTATTTAATCCTTTGTAAAGTATTCTATCGCACCGTTTACACCAGGGCGTTGGAATATCTCTTTTCCATCTGTGTGATACCGGCCAGTAAATGTGGCCCCTACAGGAGCAACCTCTGCCTCACCAGATCCAAATATGTCTTCCACGTTAAGACCTGGAGAAGTAATAATCTGCGTTCCGGTCTCAGTTTGTACTGGCGTTCTGCGTGGCTCCTGGACAAACCTTAGTGCTAATTTATACTCTGGCTTTAACTTAATCGTTGGGTCGCTCTCTGCAGCTAAGAGGATGTTAAACATCTGGGCCTCTAGGCTCTTGCCTTCAAAGACTCCGCCCTGCTCTTTTAACATCTGGAGTTCAAACTTAAAGTTTGCGTCTAGCATTTTTTCCTGCATTGCTTGAGATGCTGCGCGTCGGTTCTCAACGTCAGTGTAAGCCATCTGCATGAGCTTGGATCTCATTTCCTCAGCCTTAACCTGGCGCTGATCGGCTGCTTCACTGTACAGATTGAATCCTGCAGCCAGGCCATAACCAATAGAAGAAGGGCGACCACTAGCCGCCTGCTGAACAAGACCTTTACTTAAATCTGAAGCCAGGCCATAAAGTCCGCGGTTTCTTGTTTTAGGCATAAGCATAGACAGCTCTGAAGCGCGCTTGCTTATGTCATCATAACTAGCATTAGACTGATTCTGTGACTGCATCAGTTTCAGCTTAGCAAAATAATCTTCAGTTGGGTTTGCCATATCATTGCTGCCCTTGATTCATATACTGACCAGCAGCTCCCAGAGCACCAAGACCTGTTGCAAGACCTGCCTGCAGCGCACTAGGTGGCGGTGTATAAGCTGTGGATATCTGAGTGGTCCCACCAGCCCCTACGCCCATATTAACAAATGGCATCATGGCGTTGTACTGGTTTAGTGGCGCCATCTGCGCCTGCTGCATTGCAGCTTGCTGAGCATTAAACTGTTGCTGCTGATTACCCTGCTGCATAGCACCATAATTCATTAGGTTGCCCATCTGCTGCTGATTAGCCGCTTGATTAGCATTGCCTAATCCCTGGAGGAACCCACCGTAACCTTGCTGTGCCTGCTGCTGCTGCTGACCAATGTTACCCTGCAGCTGACCCATCTGGCCATAACCTTGGGCCATTGTAGCGCCGCTCTGCATAGCAGTGTTACCCATCTGAGCCCTGGCATCTTGTCTAGCCTGGCCCATCTGCATAGTGTTCTGCCCTTGTCCAGTGCCAGCACCATATCTCTGCTGAGACATATTGTTCATGTTCTGACCAAACTGGTTGCTCGCACCTAATCTCTGCTGTGCCTGGTCGCCCATTTGTCCGGCAAGCTGACCAGATACATTCATCTGCTGCTGCCCAATGGCGCCAATGCCCTCACCCTCCGCACGGCCTGCAGCAAGTCGCTGCTGTCCCGCCGACCCTAGAGTAGAAGCTAGATTCTGTCCTGCGCCTAAGTTAGCTTGTGCGCCACTCATCTGCTGACCAGACACTGCCTGGCCTGCGCCAAATCTTTGGCCACCCGCAGCAGACAGACGATCTGCAATACTTCTTTCTGCACCCAATGTTGCCGAAGCATCTTGAGACATTTGACCAGATAACGCTTGGTCTGCACCCAACCTGCTAGAAGCACCCTGGGATAGCGTGTTAGCTGCATTAGTCTGTGCATTTAATCCTTGACCACCTAAAGACGCTAAGCCTTCGCCTACGCCTCTCTGTGCACTCTGGTTACGAGCAAACTCACCCATAGCCGTTGACTGTGCATTCTGGAAGCCTTGAGCTCTAAGCCCACCCACTTCCTTAGCCAAGCCTCGGCCCATAGCTTCTGCGCGCTCTGCAGCAGTTAGCCTAGCCCTAGAACCAAACGCTGACTCACCACCAGATTGAATATCTCTAGCAGTCTGTGCCATATCACCTTTAGCAAGACCCTCAGAAGCATCTTGTATCATTTGGCCCACGACTTTATCTTCGTATGGATTCATGTACTGGTCAGTAGTGCTGGGATCAAACGCCCCAACAGAACCACGCAACATTTCTTTAGACTCATCTAACCCTGCTGAGTAATCATCCAGGGCACCAATACCTCGCTGCTCAGCCTCAGATAATCTATTGCCAAACCGATCAACAGCAGATCCAAGTTGCTGGGTAGCTGCTGCTGTGCTCTGTCCAAACTTATCGACAGCGCCACGTTCTTCACCTATAGCTTGGGTAAGCTCTTGGTTTAATTTTTGTTCTGCACCCTGCAGCGTATCCGTAGACTGCTGAACACCACTAGCAAATTGTGATGTATTGTCTCTAGCTAAACCTTCGATGCCAGTTAAGTCACTATCAAACCGGTCTCCAGACTGGCGAAGCATTTGCCCTTGCTCGTCCAAAGCTTTGCGTTGTTGTGCCGCACCACCCTGTAATTCAGAGGCTGCACCTTGCAATCCTTGATTAAATTGATCTTGACCACCCTGCAGCTGTTGTTGCTGCTGGTCCAGGTCAGAACGCATTCGTCCAGTTGCCTGGTCAAACTGCCGCTGGCCTCTATTGATTCCGCCAAGTGCATCGCCTAAGCCACGCTGAGATTGAAAGTCTTGTATGCCTGTGGCACGCTGCAGCTCAGCTAATGACTGCTGCTGAGAACCAAGTTGAGCTTGCTGCCCTTGCCCTAAAGCGCCGAGACCTTGCTCGTATGCTTGCTGTGAAGCTTCAAGGAATGGCTTCTGAGAACCAACCTGTTCACGCGCCATTTGAAAGGCTGCTTGTTGGTCGGGAGAGAACCCTGCAATCTCCTGGGGAGTTACTAGGGGCCTGCCCTGCTCATCAAAGAAGCTGCGCTCTGCTGCTCTCATAGCACCAGGTATAAATCCACCCTGGCCGTCTAACCCATACAGAAGTTGCTGGGTATTACCGTCCATAGATGTTTCGTTTACGTTTATGCCTGCAACATAAGGCTCAGCCGAACCGCCTTCTGCATAACGCTTTAACTGTTGTGGGGACATAATCATGCTGGCTCTCCTGCGAAATCTTTAAATAACGACATCATGTCATACATAAGCTTGGTGCCTTTGTCCCTAGACTCTTTCCCCAGGGGCTCTAGCGTTATGATCCCGCCGTCCTTCTTCATCTGAAAAGCACCGGCACCACGCACTGCTTGGCCAGTCATTACAAACTCACCATCGCTTAACATGGCTGGAATGTCATCGCTGACTTCTGTGCCTTCGCCATCAATGCGGCCATCCATCTTAATAAATTCTTCCATTGCTACATTGCCACCTTCAGCAAACCGCATTACAGGTCCGCCATAACGGGCCGACATTGGCTCCTCATCCCTAGGCGGAGTTGCACGGCCCCCGCTCATTGTGGGGAAAGTGTTAGAGGGTAGCAAACCAAACTCGACGGGGTTAGGAGCTTCCTTACCTGTACGCCTAGCTATCTCCGCTTCTATATTGTATCGGCCAGCTGAGTTCATTGTGGTCATTGGAGTCTGTGCTACACCCTTAGCATTTTTGGCTTCATCATAAGCCATTTTACCCAGTAGCCCAGCTAAGCCCATTGCCGCTAGATCTTTACCGCCAAACCCACTGCCACCACCAAACGCAGAGGCAAGATTGCTTCCGCCATCTTTAGTCAAGTTTTTCATCCAATCCGGTGTATCAAAAGCGTTGTCTATAAAACTGCCGTTAGTGAAAGGGTTAAGGCTTGATAACCCGCTAGAGGTTGACGCAGAAGCACCACTGTTTGCACCAAGAGCAGCCATTGCTGATTCATACGCCTGGTTGGCATAACCTTGGGCTTCCTCTTCTGTTGCTCCAGCAGCAATCGCATCTTGAAAAGTTTTTTGGCCGATAGCTTGAGCGTCAACGTATGTTCCACTCATGTCGTAGCCAGCCTGGGCCGGCATTCCTCCGCCGGCCACACCACCTAGTGTTGACGCAGCTTTGCCCAGCATAGTTGTTGGTGCGCCAGGTAAACTTCCTGGACGGAACACGGTAGAGCCAACTCCAGCTACAGTTCCAGGCGCTGCAGCAGCACCAGAATATGTTGCTGTTTTGAGCAACCCTGGTATTCCTTTAGTGCCGCCCACTCCACCAAAAATTGTATCCATTGGATTAGAAATTAAGTTTCCTATGCCGCCGCTTATGGCGGAGCCAGTCCCAGAAAGGCCAGCGCCTAAGCCGCCAAAGAAACTACCTTTACCAGCTTTTGTTATGTTAGATATATTTTCGCCAAAGGTTCCGCCGGTTGCTCCAGGTCCTGCAACAGTCAGCAGCGCCAGGGGACTAATGTTACCTTTTGCTACATCGTAGACAGTGTATGCCTTGTTGACCAGTGCAGCGATAGGCTGCCAAGGACCAGGAATAAACTGGGCTACTTTAGCCAGGGGCTTAATGACTTTCTTAACTACCTTCTTAACACCCTTAGCCAGCTTCTTGAAGAAACCAAATTCTTCTAGTCCGGTGATAGGGTTTAATGAGGCAATGCCCAAACCAACAACCGCTTGGTGGGGGTCAATGTCAAGCTGCTCAAATCGTTGTTGTACTGCACGCTCAAAGTCTTCATCTTCAAACGCTTCAGGAGGAAGGACTACTTCGCCAGGTCTAAGGTGGGCAAGAGCTGTGTCATCACCTCGACCTTCGTTAGCCAGGGCAATAGCTTGCTCAGCCATAGGCGCATTAGAACCAACTATAGCTGCTTCAGCTAAGTGTTCGTATTGTTGGCGCTCAGTGGGGTCGTCAGTCATCTGCGCCTGCATCATCAATTCTTCGATGGCAGCAGCGATGTCTGCTTTAGGATCTTGTGTTATTGCGGATTCAACAGAAGCTTCTTGAGCTTGAGCCATCAATGCCATTTGAGCGGGAGACATATCAACTTCGCCCCCGTCTGCAAACATTGCAGGAGTTCCAGGATTCATCATCTCTGATTGAACGCTGTTAAAAAGCTGGTCTTCTAATTTCATATTCATGGCGTGTTTACCGTTACAGTTCCCAAGCCGGATGTGATTACCTGACCAGCTGGATAGGTCTGGTGGGAATACAAGTCTCGCAGCGCATTTCCATCAAAAGCCTGGTGTATTTGGTTAGTTGAGTTAAAGATTATAGCACCCGTTGCAAACTGAAGTGTACTAATTTGTGTGGCGTTAAAATGCGGCGATATTGTAATATCAATAGCGCCGAGGTTTAGCTCAAGCACTCGGACTAATCGGTTAAATGTATCTATGTCTACATCGTCGCCAAAACCGCCAGAAGCTAATGGCAGCCTAGTCTCCAGCAGCTTGCTCATGCCCTTCTACCGCTTGGTTGAATTGCAATCCTGGTAGAGCCCAGCCTCCACTTATATCCTAGCTGGTCGCTAATGTTTCCATCGTCGTCTGACTCAAACCGGAATACAAGCTGCCTAGCTCTGCTCCTTACGCCGCTTAATGTAGAGGTTTCAGTCACCTTAGTCGTGGAGTCAGTTGTCAATGATTGCCCTGGGAAATCTCGTCTCTTCAGGACAATGTTCATTGCAGGACTGTTGCTCTGGGTGCCATCTTTTATAAAGGCAACATCTGGAATGATCTGCTTAACAAAGGAGAAGCTATCTCCATCGCCAATAGCCATATCACCTGACTCAATGAATACATTGGTCATGGCAGCCTTGTTATCGTTAAATCCAGTCTCGTGATTGTAGATAAGGCTCTGCCCAGACTCTTGCGCTGCAGATATAGGGAGATCCTCAATACCGGCATCCAGCCAGGAGTATCTAACCAATGAGCCAATTGACCAGGTATTCTCTTCATAGTTGTAGATGACATACCGGCTAATCTCGCCAGTGCCATCTTCCTTAGAGGGATAGTAGAACCACATCTCACCAAACTCTGAGTTAAGACCCATGTGGCATTTGAATGCCTGGCTTAAATCAAGATCCTCAAATACATACTCCTGCACGCTGCACGGTAGTTTCTTTACCGCACCTGTGTAGAGATAGAAACCTGTCTTGGACGCAAAATACACACCGTTGGACGCATTTACTGCAGCCTTGGGTCCAATAAGACCAGCGCCTTCATTGACCAGGTTGACAGCAAACGTCAGCGGCGGTCCAATAAAGTTCATGCTGTATAGGCTGGTATCGGTCCATATTAGAATTTCTTGCCTAGACTTTAGGCCGCCCACAATAAAGGAACCGGAGCTTAATCGTACATCACCTGCTGAGTTAGTGGCTAGAGCCTCAAACTCCAATTCAAATTCTGCATCACTAAAGGATACAAGCATGGGATCAATAATGCCGGTACGCACACCACTTGAATCCAGGCCGTCAGAGCCTAATACGACAAGGTGTCTGTCAGTCTCTGAGGTAATAACCTGGAGAGCAACCGTTGGGACCTGGTTAGCACCGGAGAGGGTAGATAGCTCTTTAGCCACTACCGATACACCATCGTTTTCTTTCCAGCGGTAAATGCCTGCACCGCGAGGGTTGATGATTAAGTTCTCACCAAAGTTGTCATGGGTCCAAAGACGCAGCTGATTAACTGCTGAAATTGCACTGGCCGATCCAAACGTACCTGCGCCCCAGGTATTTACACCCCAACCGGTACTAGTTACATAGGTATCTAGGCCCACGTTTATCTGGTATGTGCCTACAGTGCTCCCGCCGCTATTGCCGGAATCGCTGCTGTTAGCAGTAACAGTATTGCCGCTAGTGTCTTTTGCTGTGATCGTATAAGTGTTTGTGCCTGTAACTAAAAGGATCTGATACTCTTGATTCAATACTGCAGCCGTTACAAGGCCGCCAAGAGTTGCTGCTCCGCTAAAGGTAACAAAGTCATTAGTCACCGCACCATGTGCAGTGTCTGTAATAGTAAGGGTGGAAGAGCCATTAGTCGCAGCAAAAGTTACATCGCCAGCACTGGTTACAAGTCTTATGGGGGTTACGTCATTGTAAGAGTCACCCTCTTCAACGTAATACTTGAAGGTAGTTCCTATACCTAAGAACCTGGTGCCACCCAGAGAGATCCAGCTGTGCATGGCACGGCCAAGACCTAAGTAGTATTGAGTGCCCAGCTGAAGCCAGCCACCTATCTTCTCAGCGCGGGCCTTTCTGAAACGCACAAGATTGCCGTCAACCCAGCCGCCCTGGGCGCTGTAATCGGTGGCTTCTTTGTTAATGCCAGGCTGAAATTCTATCTTTGATAGCGGCATCAGCTATCACGCTAATCTTATAATCGCGCCCGAAGCTGTTGGCGTTGGAAATACAATAGTGAAGTCGCCAGCAGTTGAAGTCTTGTCTCCGCCAAAGTCAATCGCACAAACAGATTTATCTGAATTCGTGTCGTTATAAATTAAGCAGCCGCGAGCGGTTATTGTAACATTAGAGAAGGTCAAGTCATTGAAGTCACACACGGCAGTAGTGCTGGCTAGAACAGGTGTTACATTTGTTAGCGCAGATCCTGTTGCTGAGTAGTTAGTTCCACTTGTTTCATTAGAGCTTGTGTACGCCGTTGTGCCTGCGCCTAAGCTTGCAGAGGAAGTGTATAGCGCCAGCTTGAAGCTGTTAGCACCATTTGTAAAGTTGTGCGTTCCAACCAAGAGCTCTTGCTTGAAAGAATTACATATTGCTGAAGTTATAGCCATTGTCACAGCTCCTTAATAAATTTGGCAACGTCACTATGCCCAATTTCTTTTAGTTTATGGGACACTGTAACACGGTCAGAAGCAATTGCGCTTCTCATACCTGCCAATATTACATTATAAACCGCCGCTCTGAAAGCCAACGCCTGTTCTTTAATATGCGGGGCTGCTTGTTCTGATATCCCACAAATTTTATTTGTAGCTTGTTCAGCCCAAAACTCTGGATCATGGCCACCGCTATTTGTGGTTGAAACCATTACCTGCCCCAAGCCAAAGTCAATATTGTCTTTCATCATATCTAAGTAACACCCGTTCGTAGTAAGTCATACCTGTACTCATCCCTGGTCTCTCGGCCTTCGCTCAAGTTCTTCATTCGAGTAAGGGCTTCTTTAAACCTGGTTTCAAAGGTGGCAACCACATCGCCAGCTTCTTTAAGAAACACCGCAGCCTCAACTAATGTGCCGTACAACAAAGCATCGCTATATTTCGTAGACAGTATAGTGGTTCCTGAATCAGCGCCTGCAGTCAACGAGGCGGGCTTATACAAGTAATGCAGCTCTACAGTGTAAGCTTCGTCTGGCACCGGCGATATCTCAAATGCGCTATTGTCAAACAGACTGTAATACCTGGGCTTTCCAGTAACAGTAGAGTCAGGGCTGAATTCTTTTATAAATGAGGGGTGCTTAAACGACAGATAAGAATATATGTTTGATTTAATAACCGCCACAGAAAAGGGTGCATGAAAATCTGAGGGCGTAGATAAGAACCGGTTGCCCTGGGTTGTGACTCCCTGGACGTTCCTGCGCTGTTCTGGCAGCTGAACCATAGAGAATATACGATCCTCTGATTCCCTAATGAATTCGTCTAGGCTGCTGTTAAACGTGGTCTCATTTACCTGCAAATACTCTTGCACCGTAGATTTTAAAGTCGCTAATGTAAAGCTCATGTTGTAGTTACCTCCACAGATCCTACACTAGCACCTATTGCAAATGTTTGCAAAGTTGTGCCTAAAATACCATCACCAACGCTTGCGTACATGGTGAATACGGTGTTGTCATTTCCATCTGAAGATGGGTCTGGTCTTGGGTCCTTCAATGCCTGCGGATCTATAGGCGTAGGCTTTGGCATGAGCTGCGGTTCTTTAGGGGACCATTGATCCGGTCCTACTAAAAGACCGTCCCAGGTCTTCTTCATATCCTTTAGGCGATAACGAAACCCTGTAATATCACAGATTCCATATGCTCTTTTGTTTGATGCAAAAGCCATTAGGCAATGTTATATCCGCGTAAATCGGGTGCAATTCTAAATGACGCCCGCTCTTCATCTTGCGACAATGCTCTTTGAAACTCTTCTTCATACATCTGCTTTAGCATGCCAACTTTCTCCGGTGCCTTCTTTAGCGCCAGGTAATAAGCTAGTCCTGCTGCCAGGCAGGGATAGAAACGAAAAGGCAGGTCCATAGTGTTGGCACCAGCGCCAGCATCGTCCATCCTGGTAAGAGCATTACAATACAACGTATAGGTGCTGTTCTTGTCAGGTGAAGGCCAAACGGTAATAGTAGGACTAAGGGCTTTATTAATATAAAACTGGTTAGGCTTACCGGTAGTTGTTTTGGTAGCCAGGTGTGAATACTCAGCCCTGGACATCCTGCTTAACGGAACGTCAGTTGCTCTACCGCCAATAGTCTCCCTCACAAAAACATCTAAGACATCAATAGTCGCTGTAGGATTTACGGCGTCTACATTGTACTCAACGCTCCCCAGAACCATAGGGATTGCCTTCTGGGCAACCGTCCACTGATTTAACCCTCTGTTGGCCCATTCTGCCAACATCAGGTTTAGAGAGCGATTAGCGGACTTGAGATCATAACCAGTACGCAGCTCAAGGCCGCATCGCTCGAATGCTTCCTCAACGTATTCAGCTACATCTAGCTCAAATGTCTTAGTTCCGCTAACAGCCATTAGGGTCTCCGCAGCTTATTACTAATGTTTGGCATGCCGCCGCCTTTCATACCGCCAGGAGGTTTCATTGGAGCCGCTCTACCCATGTCCTTGCTTGCGTTTCGGTATTGATAGTTTGTAGTATCTCTACCAAAGTTTGGTCGGTTAGTCTCTTCATTAGCTAGGTTCTGACGCCCACCCATAGGCTGCATAGCACCGCCATTCATCTTACCTTGAACACGGCCAAACAAACCGCAGTTATTGCTCTTAGGTCCGCCTCTGCTTTTAGCTGCAGAACCACCGTCTTTGTAACCAGGCATACTTTTCTTATTCATCTTATCGTCCTTTTTTACGGCCATAGAGGCCACTTGATTTACTTTTAGCTGCACCACCGTCTTTAAATTTTGATATTTTTTTCATTTCGTTCATTTCACGTTTGCTGATAGCAGCACCAGATATGTTTCGTAACTGTTTAGAAAGGAATGCTTCGGCTTCTTTTTTATACTTTTCGTAGCCAGGACCGCCAGCTCTTTTTTCACGGGGGGCCATAACAGCTGCTGATCCAGTAGTGCGTTTTCTTATTTCATCCATAGCATCTATCAAAGCCTTCCTTGACTCCTTAATGACCTTTGTTTCGCCCCCGTCTTCGTAACCAGGCATACTTTTCTTATTCATTATCTTCTTCCTCTTTTAGCTTTTCGTCTATCGGTTATTTTTCCGCGAGGCACAGGTTTTGGTTTTGGATTTACAGGGTCTACTATTACTTTAGGCTTAGGTCCAGCTATAACTTTAGGCGCGGATTTAGGCATGGTTTTAGGCTTAGGCGCTGCAGAACCCTGCTTACTCAGCGTGCGCCCAAATTCCTGCTGAAATTCTTCAGGACTGTACCGAGTGATAGCCGTGTCACCTGTCAAACCAAAGGCCGAAGAATCTCGCACATACTCGTTTGTTGCAGGATCATAACTATAACTAGGCATTACCGCCTGGCCGTCTGATCCTACCTGGGCGTTCTGCGTAGCCATCTGGTTCATAAAGTCAACATTAGACTGGAAATCACCGGATGGGGCAGGTGCAGGTGCTGGCATTACTCTTGGGTTATCTACCCTAGGGGCTGGTCCTGGACGAGGCACTGGTCCGCCACCTAAACCAGGATCACTAAATAGCGAGCTAGGATCTATCTGCGGCTTAGGTGTGCCGCCTTGCAAAGCGTCAATGCGAGCTCTAATAGCATCTTTGTCCATTCCGCCAAGGTTACGACCAACAACGCCTTCTCTGCTTTTTTGCACAGTCCTATCAGTAGGCGCCACAAAACCAGGGGCGGTAGCTCCTCCTTCGTTTCCTATGCCTGCGCCATCGCCTAAACTAAGACCTTCAATCTGCGCTCTAAGAGCTGCAGGATCAAAGCCGCCAAAGCGTCCACTAAAGTCACCTAGCTGTCCTTGCATGGCATCAATACGAGATTGCAAGTCTGGGTCCACTGCTGGTGTGTCTGCAATAGTTGCAGCATTAGCAGCAGACGCAGCCTGTGCTGCAGCAATGTTAGCCTGTATTGCTGCGGGATCAAAGTTACCAAAGCGTCCATTAAAGTCGCCAAACTGGCCTTCCATTGCAGCAAGACGCGCCTGTAGGTCAGCCTGTCTCTGATTCTCAGCTTCTTTAGCAATCCGCAAAGATTCTGCTTCTGCAGCAGCCTGTGTTGCAGCAGCAGCATCGGCAGCTTCTTTTTGTGCAGCGGCAGACGCGGCAGTTTCCGCAGCTTGAGCAGCGGCTGCTTCTGCAGCAACCCTGTCAGTCTCTGCTTGAGCAGCAATAGCTTTCTCTGCAGCAATTCTTTCTTGTTCAGCTTTAGCTGCTGCAGCTTCTTCTGCAGTGGTAGCATCAAGTGCAGCCTGGGCTGCTGCAGCTTCGTCTGCTGCAAGCTTATCCTGTTGTGCCTTGGCAGCAGCGGCTGCTGCGGCGTTTGCCTCATCTCTAACAGGCTGCTGTCTTCTCATTGCAGCAAAAGGATCATCCTTTGCTCGAAACGCAAACATTGGATCGTCAGTCCTAGGACCACGATCAAAAACCGGACGATTCATTAGATAGTCGGCTTGCGCTGCATACGGGCTTGGGGCGTTACGGTATTGATCTTGATAAGCATTAGCCAGTAGACGGTTATAGTCATTCTTATTAGGCGTGTCAAAAAGAGACCCAGCACCTGGTGGGCGCGGTGGCATTCTTTGGTCCGGCTGCCCAGGCATTATTCCTGGCCGAGCAACGATACTGCCAAGTGGCGGACTTACCGGCTCACCCACATCCATACGAGGAGGTTGTGGTAATCCTGGTGGCTTGACTGGCTGAAGTCTGTCAAAAAGACCCCCACCTGGCAGAGGCTGGGGCTGAGGAAATCTCTGCTCTGGGTAGCCCATGACAGGACCGCCTGGCATAGGAGCTGGACCGCCAGTAGCCTCATCACGATCATCGATGCCATTGCCGTTACGATCTCGAAACTCCATAGTCCGCATTTGCGGCATTTCGCCACCTGGTCGAGGCAAATTAACATCAGGAAGGTTTAATTCCTGATATCTCTTAAAATCCTCTGGAGAGTTGTTTCTCGCCAGTATAATTGAACCCATATCGCCAGGCATTTGACTCATAATTTATCACCAGTTTTTGCAGGACCAGTACGATGGTGCGAAAACATCTTTCTTCTTCTGCACCGCATCGCAGTTGTGCCTAGCACGAAAAGACTTCTTCCGTGCAGGCTGGTCAGATTTAATACTCATTTTAGAATCGCCATAGCGAACCAGCTTTACCTGGTCGCCTTTCTTAGCAAGAACCTTAAACTTCTTCTTGGCTCCTGGCGTCCTTACCTGTTTGTTATAGCCAGGGAACGACTCACCACTATAGGTAAGTCTCCCAGACTTCGTTCTCTTAACGTCGTCGGTTGTAGCCATTACGCATGGAAGGTTGTCATGGACGCAAAAGTAGCACCTGTGTAGGTGATAAAGATTCCGCCGGTAAACAATACTCCCTCATCAGGCATAGTAATATCTCTAGTAGCTGTGGCACTAGCAACAGTCCCAAATTCCACTAGAATCTCACCTGTTATTGAAGCGTCTCTAAACTTAATGGTTCCAGCTGTTGCTGAACTAACAATGTAAGAACCTTTTAACCGAGCTCTTCCACCAAATATAATGTCCGCACAAGAAGCCGAAACTCCTGCTGTAACATTACCGGCTGGATTACCAACAGCGGTTATAGAAGCGATACTTTTGAAAAAGTTTGCACTGGTCGCCGTTGCGTCATCTGCACCTGTAAGACTTTCTGTCAAGGCAGCACCCGTAATATCAGTGCCGACAATAGTGAAAGATTTACCTGAGTCGTCTCCAGCGGAAAGTATAGTTACAAGCTGCCCTGCATTTAATGCCACTGCACCGCCAGAAGCCAACGCGCCGCCGATTACAAGTGCTGCGTTATTTCCGACTCCTGCTGTGGCAGATATTCCATTTGGATCGGCTGCAACCCCAGCTGTCTTAAAGACTGATTTAACGTCTGACTTAAAAGCCATAAATTTCTCCTAAAGAGTTGGAGGACCGATAGGCCCTCCGCCTCATTCTATTTAAGCTGATTACCCTACTGTGGAGATAGGCGTGCCTACAGAGCTTGCCATCCATACTTGCTTACCACCAGTTACCGCAGTGATACAAGTAATACGGCACCTAGACCCTATTCCTGAACCAGCTACAAAGGTAAAAGTATCACCTGAGTTTGTAATAACGGGGTTAGCCGCAGTACCTGCTGCTAGTTGCGTTTGAGCCAAGAAAGTACTACCTGTTGCAGCAGGAATAGCAATAGTCGTTGTTTTACCAGAACCTACAGCGGTAGTTACTAAGAAGTCAAAATACGCGCCTTCTGTTGAAGTAGCGGCGGCGGGTAAAGTAATAACATTATCTAGGGTTCCGTGAATCAGAACAATAGCACCGGAATCAGCGATAGCTAAAGTATCTGAGACTGCTGCTGTGGCTTCCCAAGTTTTGACTACAGAGCGTTTAGCTTTAAGAGTACCGCCAATAGAAGCGTTGTTGCCATAAGTAGAGTTAGTAGTTTCAACGCCAGTGTTGGCAGCTACTGTGATATCTGAAAAACCATTCTGCGAGCGCACTGGCCCGCTAAAAGTTGTATTGCTCATTTTATTTCTCCTTACGAGAGATTGTATTCACACCGTCTCCGTAAGCGTCAGCCGTGTCTGTCGGTGTGAAATAAGTTTTCACGGTGATATCAGTTTAAAGGAATGACAGAAAAAAGCAAAGCATAAAAAAAGGGACCCGAAGGTCCCTTTAGATACAACATGGTTGTTACGCGCCTTGCGACCCGTAAATGCCACGCCAGTCAGAGAAACCAAACGAATAACGCTCACGCGCCTTATATCGAATGTTTCCTGTGCTGAAGTCAGGCTCCATATTGGTTTCCATAGCAGTACGCTGGAACATCTTGAGACCTTCGCCACTTTCAGTGACAGAAGTAAGCAAGAAGAAGGCGTCAGGGTCAGTCAGGTAATGATTGACCGTGTAGCCACCAGGCAAAACGCCTGTGTTCTTGATAGCGTTTACGTCGTTGTCAGCAGTACCAGAACGCAGTTGCGAGTTCAGGATACGGTCAGCAACAAACACTAGCTGAGGAGGTACAACCAACTTAGTGGCTTGGACTGAGATAGTAAGACCTTTATCATCGGTAAATGTGCTGATATCAATCAACGCATCTTCCAAAGAAGTCTCGTTCAAGTCCGCCATAGTGGTTGCACGGTTAGCTGCATTTCCGCCGCCGGCCAATGGGTGAGCAGTGTTAATCATAGAAACACCATCTCCTCCAGTGAAGCTTGCAGAGAATGCATTGTTAAGTACGTCTGCACCCTTAACCTCTTTGGTGTTAGCCATAGAGCGAGCGAGAGCTTTAACATAACGCTTACCAAGTGAATCATAGAGATTATCTTCTACTGCTTCATCAGTTAGAGCGAATGCCAGGGCAATCGTGTCGTGGGTATAACGTGCTGAATAAGACTCAGAAGCATTGTCAAAAACAACGCCTTGGCCTTCCGTCTTAGTTGGTGCTGCACCAAAACCAGTGATCAATACTTCTTCTTCAAAGGCACGCTGAGAATCTTCAATAGCAAAGATCTCCTCGTACTCTTTTTCGTAGCTGTCATAGCTCATACCGAAGAGGCTGTTTAAACCTGGCTCTAGCTCTTTTGCGAGTTGTGCTCGTGAAATAGCCATTAGTTACTCTCCTTAATTAAGCTAAACCAGCGCCTTTAACGCCGAATAGATGGTTTTGTATAGTTACCAACACATTAGTATGTGCTGACCCGACATCTGAGTTAGATGGATCTTGAGAGATGTCTATAGCTTTAACAGCCAATGTTGTGGCAGTTCCACCATCAGAAACCTTCAATTCAGCTCCAGAGATACCAGTCTTGGTAGAACCAGCCGTTGTATAAACGATGTCATGGTTTCCAAACAAGTCTGCGATAGGATAAGCAATATCAGCTTGTATCTCAAAAACAACCATCGGATCATCAATAATAAAAGCTATGATGTCGTCAGCGGCTGTATCGGCTGGGAAAAAGTTGCTAAACACTTGCTCGCCAGAGGCGGGGTCCGTGAATTGACAACCATTAAAAACACCAACGATAGGCACTGTGCCTCCGTCAGCATGTACAGCTATTCCACCACCAGTGACCTGAGCTACCATATCGCCTTGAAATATGCTTGTGTCATATGCATTTGCAATACGATATCGACTCTGACCGCCGGAGTAGGGTGCACCACCAATCATTCTGACTGGCTTCATTCCAAATGCAGCGTCTTTATTCGCCATTTTGAATTACCTCATCTACGTCCAAAAGTTACCTGGGCATCCCGCTTAGCATCATACTTAACATAACGATTATCTTTTTGAGCATCCCCGAACATAGTATTGTCCAGAGCGTCTTTAGCTGCTTGAGTCTTACCATCGTAATAATCGCGCCGCTCGTTAATTGTTTCATTAGGCATTTTTGCGAGAAGAAGTCCCTCGTTATATATGACGCCAGCATGTCTGCCGTTATCCATTGTCGGTAGGCTTTCAGCCCACTCTGGAGGAAGATCGGTGCCTCTTACGAGTTCCCATCCTTCTCTAATGCGGCGGGAGACGTTACTTCTGTCTTCCGCTCCCAACATAGATTCCCTAATCCACCGGTAGGTATAACCAGGAGGTGGTTCAGGTGTTTCCAGCTTTCGTACAGGTCGCCACGGTTTACGTCGAGTCTGATTATCGTGCACTCCACTTTCACGCGAGTTACGGTTTGCTTTAGATTCTGTCATTTTACTTTTGCTCCTTTGCTGAGATTTTTTGCTTCTCTTTCGCTACATGACGTAACCATGTCTCCATAGCCATGTTATGCGGCTTTAAGCCTCGAAGCCTTTCAACTTCAGAATTACTAAAAGTAACACCGCTTTTATTGCCTCGTGTTTGTTGCCGTCCGCCAGGGGAGGCGGAGGAAGAGACTCTTTGCACGGCGGGCCTGCTTCCATTTTGTACAGCATTATCGTTGCTATTTTCAGCACCAATAAGTTTAGGATATACTTTTCCCACGCGGGTGTCCAATTGAGAGTAATAATCGTCACTGTCAGGCTCAAAGCCTTCATTGATTAAATTAAAGTGGGTGAAGTAAGCAAACTGGGTTGCCTGCAAATGTTCCTGGTCTTCACCGTTACCATACCACTGGTTCCGCTCATGCCAGGTTAAGGCTTCGCTAGTAGGCTCAGCCGGCGCTTGCTGCTGCTGTTGTTGGCCTTGCTGCTCATTATAGGTTTGATACTGCCCCTGGTCTTGGGCCTGGGCTGGCGTTTCTGCCTGAGCCCGTGCCAGATTGACGCGATGGCGTTCTTTTTGAATAGAGATATCATTCTTCAATGTAGCCGCTTTAGACATAAGATCAGCGTCGCCACTCTGGACGGCCTTCTTATAAACGTCGTCTACCTGTGCTTCTTTTGCTTGAAGAGCCTCTGACTCCTTGCTCAAGACTACGTTGTCTTGCTGAGCGGTGTAAGCGCGATACTGCTGAAGCTCTTGCTCTTTAGCCATAGCAATTTGCTCTAGCTGCGATGCACGATCTTCTGCCTGTTTATTCTTGGCATTAAGCTTGTTGATTCGTTTGCTAACCGACTTGGTATATGTCTCTAGCTCATCATCGGGGCTTGACTTAAACTCCGACTCCTCTACAGGATCATCAACAATCTCAATGTCAATTTCTTCGTTTTTTTCTAGCTCTTCAGCCTGGTTATTTTCTATCATCGGAAGCTCACTATGTCGTCTGGATCTAAGATAGTACCAATAACTTCATCGTCATTGATAATTCGGACTTCTGCGCCATCCTCTAACTTGAACCTGGCACCAGAATATCGACCAATAAGAACCCACTCTTTCTCGACGCACCACGGCTTGTCACCGTACTTGGCTTTGTCGCCATAACATAAGGGTCCTACTTTGACTACATAAGCAACAACCGTTGCTAGGGCTTCACGGTCCAAGGTTTCTTTAGTTAAGGCAATACCGCCCTTACTTTGGCCTTGACCGGCATAAGGTAAAACAAGCATGCGCCAACCAGTAGGGTTAGGCATTCTCTCCACCAGGCTTAGGTCTATCAAGCGCGGATCTAAGGTTCTCTCATCACCTTCTACATAAGCACTGTCAATACTGGATTTTTTCTTACTCAAACTTGTTCTCCTTATAATAGTCTTTTATGGTCATTTCTACTAAGTTTAACACTTCTAGTT